CCGAGATGGAGCTGCACGTTTGTGGGCGTTTTAAGGCGAGAATCGGGCAGCAGCGGCAGCTTCTCGATGTTGTCGATCGACTTCACGTCCAGATCCATCCGGAAAATCATTTTCTCATCGCCCCGGCGGCCGCGTGGCCCGGTGACTTTTTCAGGGTTTGAACCGGCGAAGCTAGACGCCGCCGGGCGAGAGATTTTAGAACTCGGTGACGGGGCCGGTGATCTTGAGCTTCGCGCCGGACCGAACCACGGCCTTGTCGACCTTGTTGTCGAGGTCGCCGGGCGATTGCACGTAGGCCGTAAAACTGACGCCGTTGGTGCCGTTGCTCAGCACAACTTTCCAGTAGAGCAGCGTCTGGTTGTTGAAATCCGTGCGGAGCTGCTGCTGGATCGAACTGCCCGGCAAAAAGATGAGATCGAAACCCATCTCGCCGCTGTCGTTCAGGGTCGCGAGGTATTCCCGGAAGGACGACGGCGAGTCCATGTTGGTGATGTCGTCGTAATCCTGCTTCGATCCGGATTGCTGAAACGATTTGACCTGCGCGAGAGTGGTGTAGGTGACGCCGTCTGGGCTGCGCTGCAGATGGGCGCCGCGTCCCGCAAGACCTGTGCTTGACATGGTGGTTCACTCCTTTTTTATTCCGCCAGCCGTTGCGGGCCCGGCGGTCGAGATTTTGCCCACGGCGAGTGGGCTACGAAAAATTGCCGACGGCTAGTCGGCGGAAAAAACGAAATCAGGAACCGGTGTCGTCGTACAGCAGCTCCACTTCGAGCGGCGCCACGTAATCGAGCGGCGCGTATTCGAAGGCATCCGCTTCGAGCACCGTCTCCGCGTTCTGCAGATTGGTGCCGTCGGGCAGCATGCCGGTGAAATTCTCCAGCGTGCCGCGCACGGCCTTCATCAGCCGCTTCGCCGCGAGCCGCGAATCCGAGTGGCACGAAAACTTGAAGCGCGCCGTGCGCGTCAGCAGCGGGCCATCGAGCGTCATGATGGGATCGCCGCCGATCTGCTCGATCACCACGAAGGGCAAAGGCGTTTGCCCGGGGGCCTGGCCGCCGAAAATTCCGGTCGTCTTGTCTTTGCGGCTCGCGCCTACCTGCGCGAGCACCGTGGCGGACGTCGCGATGAGTTGATTCAGACCTTCATCGAGCACGGGATTAGCGGTATTCCTCGCTGAGGGCCTGCTGCACGCCTTCGGTGAAGCGATCGAGCACGTCCTGGCTGCGGGCCTGCCCCGACTGTGCCATGAAGGGAAACGCCGGCATGCGATTGCCGCCCGGGCGCGCCGCGCCCTTCGCGCGAAACGCTGCTCGCGTGCTTCCCTTCCCTTTCCAGCGCTCGCGCGGGCCGGTGCCGCGTTCGAGGAACTTGGCCCAGTAGAATTTCGAGCTGAAGCCCACCGAGACGGAGCCCTGCACTTCGCTGCCGGAAACGTGCGTCCTGATCTGCACGTTATTGGCGAGGACGTCGTATTCGGGCTTGCCGCCGCCGTCCGGATGGTGCGGGCCCCGCCGGACCCGCGCCGCGATTTCGGATTTCCAGATGCGCCCGGCCGCCACCAGCGCGTTGCGCATGATCTGCTTGGCCACGCGAAGCGGTGCGTGCTCCAGCGCCTCCTCGATCCCGGCGAGCCCGGAAACCTTCGCCTCGATTACAGGGGGCATGTTTTTAGGCCGCGGTGCCGCCGGCATCGCGGGCTGAATTGTTGCGTTCGAGGCAGAGCATCACGAGCATCTTGTGGCGTTCATCGGGATCGAGCGGCGCCGCCAGGATGCGGAATTGCCGCTGCTGGAACCACACGTTCATGTTCGCGGTGATGCCCGGCCAGTAGCGCATGGTGATTTTGTGCGTCACTTCCGAGACCTGCTGCTGCGCAGCATAGAGCTCGCGGCCGGTGAGGGCCTCGATCGATGCCCAAGTGGTGGCCACCTGGTTCTCCGCGTCTTCCGACCACCCGCCGGCCGTGTCCTGGGCGAGCGTCGGCTTGACGATGATGATCCGGTGCCGCAGCTTGCCGGCCTCGATCCGCGTGTTTTGCATTTATGGCGCTGTCAACCGGAAAGAACTTTTGGAGCGAAAAGGTAGAGAAAACAGTTTTCTCGCCTTGCGCCGGCCGCCCAGGTCGACGGCCCTTTTCACGGAGCCGCCGAGCCTGGGGATGGAATTGACTAGCTCGAGGGCCTGATCACGCCGAAGTAGATCAGCGCGGAGCTCGTGGCCAGGTTCACGTTGCCATTGGATTGCTGCCATCCCTGCAGGCCGCCGCGGAAGCTGAACGCGGCGATCGAGTTCGCGGGCACCGAGTAGGTGGTGATATCGCCGGTGCGCCCGTTAATGGCCACGGAAGAGATCGTCACCGTGTGGGCGCTCGAGTCCGTGTTTTGAATCAGCAGGATTTCGGTGCCGGTGGTGACGAACGAATTGCCGTTGCTGGCGTCGGCCGTCGTCATGGTGACGGCGAGCGCGCCCGCGCTCACCGGCAGCGAAGCCGGATACGGCCCCACAATCGCGTTGACTGCTGGAAGTGCTGTCTGTGACATTTGCTTTTCCCTCCTGGGGAATTGAAAAGGGCGCGCCACGCGATGCGAATTGAAGGCGCGCCCGGGGTTACCGAGAGATCAGAACTAGCTCAGCGTGGTGCTGTTGTTGATCGCGTACCAGACGCCGTTATAGGCCTCGAGCTCGATGTGGTCCGCGACGGCCGCGAACGTGGCCGTGAGCTTGTTGCCGTTGATTTTGTTGGCCGGCGTGGTGACGGTGTGCGCCTGTGCCGTGGTGGAATAGATCGTGAGCCGGTCGCCGTCGTTGCCGCCGGAGACCTTCGTGCCGGCCGTGGGAGCGACCAGCGTGAGCAGCGCCGCGCCGGAATCGGTGATGATCACCTTGCCGCTGGTGATGCCGATGACGCCCGCGCCGCCGGTGCCGGAGTGGACTTCCACGTTTTTGCTCTCGCCCTTCCCCATGTTGGTGGAATAGTCGGGCGAAGTGCCTGCCACCGCGCTGCCGATGTTGGAATTCACTGCCGCTACGTCTGCCATGTTCTTTTCCTCCGAGAGATTTGAATTTTCAGCCGCGCGTCGGAGCGAAATCCAAAACGCGGATATTCCAGAGAAGCTCCTGCAGGTGATTCGGGATCGTCTTCAGCGTTTGATCCGAGACGCTTTCGCGGTTCTCGTTCCAGTTGCCGCACATCTGAAGAATGGCCACCTTCGCGCACGCCGGCACGTTGAGACCGGTGTTGCCATAGCCGCAGATGTAGTGAATGCGCACGGCGTTCGGCACATAGAGCACGCTCGGCCATGTGGTGCCCGCCGGAGCGGGAAAGATGCGCGGCGGCTCGCTCACGCGATCCACGAAGAAGTTGCCCGCCGGAGCGGCGCGGCCGCAGGTCCAGGTCAGGTCGCCGTCCGTCGTGGTGTTTCCGGATATCGTGGCCCAGGCGGGCGTCGATGATCCGCTTATGCCCTTCTTCCCTTGGGCGATCGCAGTGACCGTCTGCAGGTTGCCGTTCGGGTCCTCGATCTCGTCGCCGAGTTCGTACTGCACCTCGGGCACCCAGTTTTCGAGCACCGGATACAGGCTCAGCAGGTTGCCGCTGGCGGAATCCACGTAATCGATGCGGGTGACTTCCACCAGCGGGCTCATGAAGAGCTTGATCATCTGCGAGTAGTTCCACAGCGTGGTGGAATACCGGGGCAGCGAGTAATACGCCGGCGGATAGGCCATCTGGCTCATCATTGAATCGGTGTAGTAGGGGAACGAGTCGAGCGATTGCACGTACCCCGTGTTCACCGTGGTGCGGCGCGTGAAGCCTTCCACGTTCTCAACCGCCGCCTGGGCGTAGATCTTCACCAGCTCGTCGTCGTCTTTGATGTCGATGCGCAAATGACTCTTGAGCGCATTCAACGACACCGGCAACGCCGGCGGCGGGATCTCTATCTGCAGGCCTGCCATTTAGCGCCCGGACCGTGCCTTTCCTTTTGGCGACTGGGCGTCGCCAGGCTTCTTCGGTGGAGCGTTTTGCGCGGGAGCCACGGCGCGCTCCGGCGGCGCGATTCTCGCCGTTTCGGGCGCGGCGCCGCCCGATGACTTCACAAGTTCGGCGGTGCCTCCGTTGAGCATGGCGCGCGCCACGGCCGGGATCGCGTCGATCACCTGGCCGGAACTCTTGATGCGGATCCGCGTGCACCGATCATTCGGAATGTCGAATTCCACAATTCCCTCTTTTCAGAAAGACGAAAGGGGCCGCCGAAGCGGCCCCTTTTCGCCGGGGTGTGGGCCGCGTAGGCGAGCGGCCCGTGGGGGATACAACATTGAAAGGCCCCTCGCCGGGGCCGGACGGCTAGCTCGCCGCCTGCACCAGGTAGTTCACCGGGTGCGTGCCCGCGTCGAGCAGGTTGCCGTCGTACCGGGCGAAGCCGATGAAAGCCACCTGGCCGTAATCCGCGAAGCGCTCGTTGAGCCGCAAAATTCCGAGCTCCTTCACGCGGCGGATCAGGTATTTGCTCAGGTCGCCGAAGAGCACGGTCTTCGCGTTCACGGCGATCTGCGCCATGTCGTTGTTGATCGAATAGCCGTAGGTGAGCACGGTATTCGGAGCGCCGGCCGTCATTCCCGGCACCCACAGAGGACGCCCGTACTTATCGAGCAGCGTCTTCAGGTACCGCAACGTGGTGTCGTGGAACATGAACTTCGCGCCCTTGCGATAGAGGGGGTCGACGGAGTGTTCCAGGTTCACCAGGTCGCCGTAGCCGATCGACGTGCCGCCCGTTTCCGATCCGCCATCGTTGGTCGAAGAGCCGGCCGCGATCAGAGGGATCCCGACGCCCGATCCGGTTCCCCACACCTGGGCCGTGCCCTGGTTGGCCACAGTCGCCGTCACGATTCCGTTCGGCTCCGTGGTACCGACGCCCACCGTGAACTTTGTGTTCAGAATGCGGCCCAGGCGGACGGCCATCTTCTTCTGCAGGTAGGCTTCCATGTCGAAAGCGGAATCCTGCAGCAATTCGAGCGAGAGCTTGATCATCTTCGTCGAGAATTTGAACGCGCCGAAGTTGATGTGCCCGATGGAGACATCCGCCGTGGAAACCTGCGTGCCTTCGCCGACGATCTCGCCCACCACCGTGGTGTCGTTATCGGTCGGGTAGGGCAACGTCTGGCCCGTGGCCGTGTCCATGATCTCGGCGACGTTCAGCATGTCGCCGTAGTACTTCAGGGCTTCCTCGATCTTGTAGACGAAGCCCTGGGGCACGAAGTAGCCGCCGAGGGTGTTGGTGCCGATTCCCATGTCGCGGAATTCGGCCTTGTGCTGCGAAAGCAGCTGGCGGCTCTCGGGTGACATTTCCGCCTGCCCGTGCCGGAGGTAATCGCGGAAAGCGACCGAGTACTTTTCGTCCTTCTGTTTGCGCTGCTCGGCTTCGCCGCCAGGCTGTGCTTCGGGAGGCTTCTTGGTGTCGCGGAGCTCCGCGTCGACGGCGGCGTCGCGCTGGAGGGCTTCAATATCCTTGCCCATCGTGTCGATGTCGTCGTGCATGGTGTTGAACTTCGCGCGGTTCTCGGGAGTCCACTTCTCGCCTGCTTGGGGGATCAGCGCGGTCGCGTCGGTATGCAGCTTCGCGCGCTTTTCCATCAGTTCTCGAATTCGGCTCAGAGCCATTTGCGTTTTCCTTTTTTGGTGGTGTATTTCGGCCCGGCCTGGCGTTCACCGCCCGGCGGCTCGATTTCCCCGGTACCCGCTCGCGCTATCACGCGCAGCCGCATCCGGCGCGGGGTCCTGGGACGGAATTCCTAAAATATTGCGGCATGGTCGAGAATCGCCTGCAGCCGTTCGCGCTCCTCGGCCGTCACTGGTACCGCCGAGCGATCACCCTCCTGCATCGGGCAGCCCTCGCAATTCTCGTCGTCGCACTCTTTGTTGGTGCAGTTCTCGCAATCGTCGCGCTGGCAGCGGGTGCAATCGCATTCGCAGTCGGCCGCCGCGCGCTTGATTTCTTCATCGAGCTTCGGCACGTGCGAGCGGACCTCGGCCGGAACGCCATCGGGGAACAGGGTGTTCATCCGCTTGGACACATCCGTGCCGGTGTAAGCGGGGTAGGTGACGGGAGAAACGTCGAAGAGTTCCGCCTCGTGAACCTCGCGCACATTCATCATCGATTTGCCCGTGGGATCGTCGGGATCCGGCTCTTCGCTCCACTTTTGCTTGCGCACCATAAAGCCGAAGCTGCACTGGTCCACGTCGCCGCGCTCGATCGAGGTCTGCAGGTCGCGGGCGGTTTGCGTGTCCGGCGTGTCGCAATCGTAGAAAAGGCCCTTGTCGTCTTCCTTCAGGCGCAGCGTGCCGGCGGTGGTGCGGCCGAGAATCAGGTTCGGGTCGTGATTGAAGAGGCAGCGGACGTCCGGGCTGGCCTTCAGGTTGGCGGTAAAGGCCCCGGGCATAATCCGCTCGCGGAACCAGCCCAGATCCACGGAGAGCTGGTTGAACACGGCGGCGTGGCCCTCGATGCCGGGCTTCTCGCCCTTCTTCGCGCGGATGGCGTTTTTCTGAATACGGTATTCGCGTTCCATCGGTCTTCTCCTAGCGCTCCGTGAAGTCGCTATGCCTCCACAAGCTGTTTTGCGCGCTGCGTGCCGGCCGCGCGGTAGACTTCGATCGAGATGGCCTTCACGGCGCGCGCGAGCTCGCGCTCCGCGACGTTGTCCGCGTCGCCGTTGGCCGCTTTCCACTCCGGGAAGCGCGTGCGCATGGCTTCGATGTAATCCGCGAGAAAGCGGGATTCGGCGAGTCCAGATTCGCCCTCGCCGCCGAATTCGTCCGCGGCCAGCCGGTATAGGTCCTCGCCCATCGTTTCGAAAACGGGCCGGAAAGCCCTGTTAAAGGCCTCCGAATCGCACCACGAGCGCGAGAGAACGCGCCCAAAGGCATCGCGAAAGAGCTTCAAATAGGCCCGAACGTAGCGCTTGCCGAGCTTGTCGTCCTTCGCCGGCTTGGTGTCGGCGCCCTCGCCCGCGGCCGCGGCGTCCGGGTCGGCCGGCCCTGCGCGGGTTCGTTGAACGCCGTCTCGGCGTCCTGCATGTTGATGGGCATCCAGTACCCATCGGCCCAGGGCTTGTCGATCGGGTTCATGTGCTCGCGCTCGAGAATCGCGTTGGTAGAGAGCCAGCCCCACTGCTTGCCGCTGTTGTAGAAATTGCGGCGGCTCTCGGCGTCCGGCATCACCAGCGGGCTGGTATCGAAGTTGGCGAAGAATTTGTTGGCCGAGCGGCCCACCTTCGGGAAGAGCTTCCTCTTCAGCTCCTGCTTCCAGGCCTTCAGCCAGGGGGAAAGCGTGAAGGTGACGAACTCGATTCCGATCTGCTCGGTGTTGGCCCGGTTGGTTTTTTCGGTGTCGCCGATCATGTGCGGCGGCACCAGGAAGATCGAGCAGATCTCGGATTTCTGGAATTGGCGCGTTTCGAGGAACTGGCCCTCGTTCGGCTTAGTGGAGGTTTCCTGCCACTTCATTCCCTCCTCGAGCACGAACGGCCGCTGCACGTTCTCTCCGCCCAGGGCTTCCTGGATGGACCTCTTCAGATTTTCCAGAGCCGCGGGTTTCAGTGCAGCCGGATGCTGCAGCACGCCGTAGGGCCGCGCGCCGTTGCCAAAAAACTTCGCCCCGAACTTCTCCGTCGCTAGCGCGAGGCCCATGGCCTGGCGCGCTAGGTTCGTCACCGACTGGCCCACGCGGCCGTCGAGAGCGAGGCCGGGGATGTGGATCATGTCTTCCTTCAGGATCGAACGCTCCGGGCCGTCGTTATAAGGCGCCGCGGCCGGATCCACGCTGGCAGTTTCCATTCCTTCGGTGCTTTTGTAGATCAGGCCGCCCCGCGGAACGGATTCGCCTTTGATCGTCATCGGGTCGGTGAGGCGATATGGACGAATCCGGGCCGGGTTGCGCGGCCACAGCGCGACGATGCGATTGGCATTGTCCCGCTGAATTTCAGCGTAGCAATTTCCCCACAGCAGGGCGTGGGCCTGCAGCGTCTTCCGGAAGCTGAACGAGGACATCTCGTCGTTCGGCTCGTTTTCCAGAATGTCGAAGAGGTCGTGCTCGTAGGCGATGCGCTTCCCCGCGCGCTTGTCGCTGTAGAGGATCCGCTCGTAAACGTTCAGGTCGAGGAATCCCATGGCCCCGGAAATCAGCTGCACGCAGGCGAAGACGGTGGAGACCTGCAGCGCCGTCATCTCCGAGACACGGATCCCGGAGTCCGTGCGGCCGCCGTTGAAAATGTCGAGCAGCCACTCGGCGGGGAACGAGAGCGGCGTGCTCGGATTTTCCAGCGAGCTTCTGAATTCGCGCAGCAGTCCCATTTCTAGGCCGTTCCCGTCCCAGGCGGCGTTTGCGATCGCGATTTCACCCAGGCGTAAACGAAAAGCATGAGTCCCACGAAAATCAGTGCCGCAGGGCGCCAGGCCATCCACGCGCCGGCGGCGAAGAGCGCGAGGCCTGCGAGTCCGATCAGGTCCTCGGGATCGATCCGCCGCGGCTTCTTTTGCTCGCTCAATTTGTCAGCTCGTAGATGGAAACGTCGTCGGCCTGCAGAATCACGATCTCGATATCCATCGACCTCAGGTAATCGCGCAAGAGGTCGGCGGAACGCACTGTCAGGTTGCGATCGCCAATCACGACGAGATACTTCGCTCCGGGATCGAGCTTCTGGATCGCGGTCTCGCCGAGCAGCTCCACCGCCACGCGCCGGCCGTCGCTCACAGCGTGATCACGCCCCGGTTTTCGTAGACGCTTGCGCTGCTGCCGCCATCGGCAATCGCGCGGCCGAGGCCCATGATCAGCGCGACGATGCCGTCGATCTTGCCGATGCCGGTTCCCTTCACCGGGCGCATGTTGCCGTTACTGTCGGATTTTGTAAGGAGGTTCGAGGCCATCCAGGCGAGCACTGGATTGCCCAGGTGCGCGATGCGGCGGTTCGGGATCAGCACCTCGAGGAGCTGCTTGGTGGGCTCGGCGAACGTCGTCAGCGTCTGCGGGAACTTCACCATCTTCTCGATCGCGATGCCGGCCTTCTGCAGGCCGTTGATGAACTGCGTGGCGTTCCACGGGTCGAAGGCCAACTCGCGGACCTGGTAGCGCTCGAAATCGGAGAGCACCTGCTCCTGGATCACGTCGTAATCGATCACGTTGCCGTCGGTCGCGGTGATCCAGCCCTCGCGCGCCCAGACGTCGTAGGGCTGCCGCCACTGCTTGATTTTTTCGTCGAGGCGCTCTTCGGGAACGTAAAAATGCGGAATGAAAATATAGGGCTCGCCCTCTTCGAGCGGCGGGAACAGCTTGCCGGAGCAGGCGATGTCTTCGGTGGAGGCCAGGTCCACGGTCTCAAAGCATTCGCGGCCCTCGAGCTGCTTCTCGACCTCGCCGCGGAGCACCTTCGCGTCCTTGCCGGCCAGCGAGAATCCCACGCATTCGCGCCAGTCCTCCGCTTTGATCGCCGCGGTCTCGCTGTTGGTCCACTTGTTCAGGCGCAGGCGCAGAAAGGAATTCCGCGCCGAGGGCATCTGCTTGGCCTTCAGCGCGCGATCACGGAGATCCTCGACGCTGATCGAAACGCCCAGGTTCGGGTTGCCCTTGATCCAGTTGCGTTCGTCTTCCCAGTCGTCCTCTTCGTCGATGCAGGCGATGAAGACGAAAAAGGTGTCGTCGTGGTTGATCCCCTCGAGCACCTTCTCGCCGTATTCGTGCTGCTTCCAGCAGATCGATTCGCGATCGGAGCCCGCCGTGGTGATGGCGGCCATCAGCGGCTGCCGGCGCGCACCCAGCGCCGTCTCCAGGACGTCCCAGAGCCCGCGGGTTTTGTGGGCGTGGAGCTCGTCGACGAGGGCGCCGTGCGGATTCAAACCGTCGAGCGTGTCTTCGTCGGCACCGAGCGGTTCGAACTTAGACGCGGTGCCCACGATGTTCATGTTGTTGCGGAAGCTCGCGATGCGCTTTTTCAGGCCTGGTGAGGCCGAGCGCATCCGCTCCGCTTCGCTGAAGAGTATCTTCGCCTGGTCTTTCTTGGTGGCCGCGCAGTAGACCTCAGCGCCAGGCTCGCCGTCGGCGAAAAACAGATACAGGCCCACGCCGGCCCACAGCGTGGTCTTCCCGTTTTTGCGGGCGACCTCGACGTGCGCGGTGCGGTACCGGCGCATGCCGTCGGCTTTGTGTTTCCAGCCGAAAATCGAGTAGACGATGAACTGCTGCCAGGGCTCCAGCGCGAACGATTCGCCGGCCCACTTCCCCTTCGAGTGCTTGAGGAATTTGAAAAAGTCGATCGTGCGCTGCGCCGCGGCTGTATCGAAGTATAGGCCGCGACCTGTCCCTTCGGCCAGGTCCAGCACGTGGCGCTTGCAGGCGAGGATCACCCACTTCGAAGCAACGATCGCGCCACTGATCACGTCGCGCGCGTAGCGCTCGACCGGATGAGAGGTGTCAATTTTAATTGACATGTTTCGCTGGGCGGTTCGCAGCCTTCAGGAATTCGTCCATCGGATCCGCTTCCGTCGGCTTCTCGATCCGGACGCGCGATCGCGAGCTCGGCGTCATCCCGAACTCGACGAGGAAAGCCTTCATGATTTTCTGGGCGGTTTCTGAAATCGTCACCGCGGGGTTTTTCTTGTACTTACAGCCGAGGAATCGCTCGCCGTTGAAGATCGGCTCCATCACCACGATCCCCAGGCGCCGGATCTCGACCTCGGCTTCCATCCAGCGCGCGAACGCATGGCAATATGCCGCCAGCGCCTTGCCGTCAATCTTCGTGAGCACGCCCAGCTGGCGGAGCTCCGGCACGATCGAGCGCCACTCGGCGGCCGCCGCGGCCGAGAGGCCCTCCGGCATCTCCGGATCGCCGGGCTTCGGCTTCGGCTCCGCGTCGTTCAGCTTTCGCTTGCCGGCGTTGCCGCGCAGCTTCTTGACGGCCGTCGGCAGCGGCCGCCGTCCAGATCCCTTAGGCATTCACCTGTTCGGAGGGGCTCGATGGATTCTCCGGCGTTGCGGCCAACTGCGCGAGACTCATGTCCGCGGAAACGCCGAGATCGCGCGCGACGTTGATTCCCCAGTTGGGATCCTTGCTGTAAAGCATCCCGATCCGCTCGATCGACATGCTCGCGTTGTAGACATGGCTCTGGCCGGCGAAGATCCTCCGGAACTTCCTGCGGAGGGCTTCCCAGCCATCTTCGTCGCTGGCATAGATCGTGATATCGGCCGCGCCGATTCCAGTCGATCGGGCCGTTCCGAATCCCACGTCGCCATCGTCGGTGAGATCTCCAGGATTGTGGCACCTGGTGGGAAGAGCGTCCGGTCGGCCGAATCCTTCGGCGTTCCCTACGGCCTTGATGATTCGCTCGAGGAGCGCGTCGGAGATCTGAATCGGCATTTTCAGAAGCCGCGGGCTTTCCTCGAATCGAGCTTTTTCACGATCGCGCGCACCACTTCGCCGGCGAAGCTCGGATTCACCTTTACGTTCACCTGGTAGTACGGAGTCTTGCCGGCTAGCCGTTCCATTTCGCCCATCTTCACGATCGCGAGCTGCTCGGCGACGTCGTCCGCGCTGCCGCTCGATTTGAAATCGCTCTTGAGCCGCTCGAAAAACTCCTGCTCCCAGTCGATGTTCTTCCGCTTGCCGCCGCCGCGCTCGAGCAGAAACGGCCCATCCGTCGGGCACGCGAACCCCGCCTCGAACTTCGCGAGAAAATCCTCGCTGAGAACCTTCACCCACTTCTCGATCTTGTTTTTGAGCGCGCGATACTCTGCGAACTCCGTCACCAGCTGCTGATCGAGCAGCTTCCCTTTGCGCCGCAAAGCCTTTGGCATCAGTTAAAACGCGAAATTTTATTTCGCGGGTGTGTGTGCGCGACCCCCCGGGGGTCCGCGGGGGGCCGGTCGCCGAAGAATTTCACCCCCCTACCTACCCATGGGTGACTGCGGAGTTACGTGACTCGATCGAGCGCTTCCAGTTGTGACAGCGCTCGCATGCACCTTGTCCGTTCTCGATGCTGTAGTCGCCGCCAGCGCGAAGCGGCGTGATGTGGTCGGCAACGACGCTCGGCGCGAGGCCATCGCAGAAGCGAGCGATCTTGCAAAGCGGATCGCGATGCAGAATGAGCTTGCGCCACTTCTCATGCCGGCGGCCGTAGCCGCGGCTCGCCGCGGATCCGCGCTCGCGATCATGAACGCGCCGAGGATCCTCACTCGCATGTTCGGCGCACACGCGGCCGTCACCCGGTTTGCCGCATCCAGCATGGCGGCAGATTCGCTTCGCTGATTTCGGCACACGCTAATCGCCTTTGTGCTCGGTCTTGTCGAACGAATTCGAGTCGTGATCCGCCGGCGCCGGACACTGATTGCCGCTGCAGAACTTGTCTTCACTGATGGCTCGGACGATGAGGAACGCGTGAAGCGTGGAAACGAGCGCGACGAATTCGCGGGTGAGCTTGCCCGTAAACGCGAGCAGCGAACCAATCGCGAGAATCGCCCAGAACGCGGTGGTTGATCGACCGCCGAAGAACGCATAGACGTGCAGCACGGCAAGTTCACAGCTTTTTCTTGAGATCGCTGACCAATGAGTCGATTTCGGCCTTCGCATCCACTGTGGCGCCCTGCGCATAGGTTTCCAGATGATTCGCGATGTCCGCGATCTGGAACTTCGTGAGGTCTTTGCCGATCGCGCCGCGGAACGCGTATCCGAAAACGGCGCCGACGATGACGGCCACAATCGCAGCCAGGACAAGCTTCGCCGCGGCCGCCACGAAGATGACGGCGACAAAAAGCACAAGTAGGAGCATCGGTTTTCCCCTTCAGGTTTGGACTTGCAAGACAGGCATCGCGAGCGATCCCAGGCGGAGTTCCTCTGCGGCTTCCGCCGCACCCGCCGTCGCATCGAAAAAGTTGTCGTCGCGGTCTTCGCGGCGGTTGTTGATGTGCGACAGCATCACCAGCGCCCACATTTCGCCCACGCGCACTTTTCGTGCCAAATAGGGCCCTACGCGGTAAGAAAGGCCGCTATTCATCGATCCGGTGGCGCATTGGCGCGAGGTGACGTTCGGCCGGATCACTTCCGGCACGATAAACACCTGCACCACGCTCGGCTGGCGACGCGAGTCGCTGCGGCGCAGCCAGTTCACGACGTTTTTCTCTTCGTGGCGATGAACTTCAGCATAGGAAAGGTGGAAGTGGCTTCCATCGTGGCAGGAATGGCGCGAATAGGTCGCGAGCGTCCAGTCGGCTGGAACGCTGCAGATATTCTTCTTCGCCATCGATAAGTGGGAAACGGGAAAAAGCACACTCCGGCGCACCGAAGTGCCTCCGAGTGTGGCCCTGGAGGACGGCCTGAATGCCTAAATCGTCAACAAAGCAGTACCGGTACCGAATCAGGTTAAGACTGTAGGGGTGATTCTCTCGAATGTGCAATGGGACGCTGTAGCCAAAAGATTATCGTTTCAGGCAGCGAGCTCGAAGCGGGTTTTCCGGCGGAAGCGCAGAACGGCCTCGTTTTTGTAGAAGCGGATCGCCTTGTTCCACGGCGCCGTCGTGAGGTAGCGGATCATTTCGATGTGCCAGCAATGCCAGCATTCGTCGCAAACAAAATGCCGCAGCCAGCGCGGCGAAGGCTCGACCATCCGAAGCAGCGCACCGCAGCGCGGGCACTTCATCAGTTCCCCATGATCGCCAGCGCGCGCTTGTGTTCCGACGCGACCCTGTACGCCCACTCGATCACTTCCCGGGGAAGTTTCGTCGGTGCGACGTCGTCATGCCACGCTTCCTGCGCCAGGCAGCCAGGGCACATCGGCTCCATTCCCAGCGAGCGGTTATCCCTGTCCATCGCGAGAATTTCCCCGCAGAACACGCAGGGCACTTGGATCGACGGAACGTGCTGCATTCCCCAATACACATACAAACCAGAACGCGGCGCGGCGTTTTCACAGTTTCCTCATCTGGTTGTCGGGATCGCGAACGAAGACCTCGAATCGCGAGTTGAGCCCCTCGATCCGCACCACGGGCAACGTGTCGCCGCCCTCATAAAAAGCGCGATCGGCGATATAGACGCCGACGGATCCCGCGTTCCCGTGATCGCCCACCAGCTTCACGCGATCGCCCACGCGCGGCCGTTCTTCGAATGTTTCGGCTGCCATCGGGCTCACACCTGCCTCCCGTGCGCCGCGTGGATAGCCGCGGTTTTCTCCCACATCACGCCCTCGCGATCGAGCTCTTCATACGTCTTCAGGGAAACATCGGTAAAAAGCATGGGCGTCTCGCTGCGGATCGCCCAGGGCGAAAGCCCGCGGCCGCAGCGCGCGCACTGGATGCGGTCCTCGACCACGCGATAGGCCGCCACGCCGGGTTTGTGCGACACCTTGATTCCGGAGCGTTCCGCGACTACGCGGTCGTGCCCAATGCGTTCACACCGCGCCGCGCGAAGCTCTCGACAATACAGCCGCAACTGCTCGAAGATTCTCATGCGTCCTCCGTTCGCGTCGAAACTCATTCGGGAGAGGATGTTTGGTAGCAGGCGTCGACCCCTCTAGTTGCCGACGCCTGTCTTTGCGCCCCTTTTTTGGATTTCCTCTCCCGAATCTTTTTGCCGTCACTCGGCGATCTCGCGAATTCTGTCCAAGCGCTCGTTCAGCCACGCGTTGACGCGCAGGACGTGCCGGAACTGATTTTCCAGGTCGGTACGGCAGAGATCGCAATCACGCGGCCTGGCATCGAGGGGCTGCGCTATATGCGCCACGCAATTCCAAACGCGAGTTCCTCCGGGACACTGCTTGCGGAGCTCCTCGCGAATCTGGTCCCTCTCTGGGAGTGCCATTCACTTCCCTCCGAACAAATCGGTCTGCACCGGCTGCTTACTCTCCGCGCGCGCGGCGTGCTTTTCGTTGGCGGCGCGAAATTCCTTCACGCGCTGGCACACCGCGTGATGCGGCACCAGGCGCGAATCCTTCAGCGACGAGATCGGCATCCACTTCCCGTTCGGCGTGATCCACCACAGGAACGTCGTGCCGCAGGAGCATTCCTTCGGCTTCGCCGGTGCGATCACGTAGCCGGCCGCCTCCAGCTCGTCGACAGTGGCAGGGAATTTCACCACGGCTCACGATTCCTTCCCCGCGCGCCGCGCCGCGACGATCTTTTCCGCCAGCGCGTGGTAGCTGTGCTGGAACTTGATGGATTCGTTCCAAAGCCCGAAGAGCGCCGTACAGGTTACGCACCCGCCGGAGATCGCTCCCTCGCCGCCGCGCTCCGGGTTGTAGCGCGGATGCCGCGGGCAGCTCAGCTTGAAGCGATGCGTGATTTCCAGGCTCATGAGAAAAGCTCCGTGGGGATCTCGTTCCACATACCTCGAAGCAGGTCCTCGATCGGCAGGGCCGCGCACGCCGTGCAGATCCCGTATTCGCCGCTCGGATGAATCGCCGCCCAGTCGCACGGCCCCGCCGGCGTGATGCATGCCTCCGAAGGCGTACATCCACAGCCGACGCAGAACGGCTCGATCGTCTGTTCGGGCCGCAGCCGCGGCATTCCAACCATCGCCGCCACGCCTCCGATCAGCATCCACGCCGCGAGCAGTTGTATTACCGCGATCACGAAATCACCTCGATCCTCACGCCGATTTCCTTTCCCTTGCCGGCGGCCGCGCCGCCAGCAGCCGCTTCGGCTCTTTCCGTCGCTTCCCGCGAGCACCTGGCGCGGCAGCCCAGGCACAGCGAGATCCGCTCTCGATCGACGCGCCGTAAAATCCCAGCGGTTTTGATCGTCGCGATCGTGCCGCCGCAATCCCCGCAGATGATTCTCGTGCCCAATCACATCGCCTTCTGCGCCGCGAGTTTCCTGAGAAGTTTTGCCGGTATCAGGAGGCGGCTCTTTTCCGGCACGGGCAGCTCGCCGCCCACCTCTGGCCGTTCTTCTCGACGATCTTCCATCCCGTCCCGCCGCAATCCGGGCAGCTCTCCAGCGCCTGTTTCTGGCGCGGCATGCGTTCGAGCGCCACATACATCGCCTCGCGGATCTCCGCAGGGTTTGGAAAATACTTGCAGCGCTTGATGGCCTCTCCGAAGGCCAGTGTTATCTCGGGAATCGTCAAATCCGAAAGCGCCCGCAGGTACCCCTCGATCCCATCGGCGCTCATCGGACGCCCGTATGTTTCGCACAGCACTTTCAAATGCCTCCTCAAAACGTCTCCCTCGAAGCTCAACACGCCGTTCTCTGGCACTGGCTCTGGCATTGGCTCTCCTTCCGCGAAGCGCATGGCCTCGCAGTTCGATTTGTCGCTTGGTTTCTTCGGGGTCTAGGGCCGGGTTGCGGTGCGGCGGCGCCGGTTTTTGCGCCGCGCTCTTTTCTCCGCCTTGTTCTTTTAAAGTCTTTAAAGAATTACCCCGCCACATGTGGCGGGGCGTGACCGCCGCTTCTGGCGTGGGGTGTAGTACTTGCCCCGCGGCGGCCACTTCCGCCAGGAGATCGTTGCGCCTTTGGGGAAATATCTCCTGCTGCGTGGCCCACTTTTTCGGCTTCAGTATCCGCAGGACGATGCCGATCACCGACCGGCCGCAGCGCGCGAGATTCACGGACACGTATCCCGCTTTGCGCAGAATCGCCAGCCAGCGCTCAAGAGTGCGTTTGGCGGGCGGATTGGGGATGCGCTGGCGCATCCACTCGTAGGTGAGGGGCTTGCCGTAGTAGATCGTGCCGTCGGGCGCCGTTTGCAGGTCGATCAGGAAGTCGAAGAGGCCCTGCGCCATCCGCATGGCCCTCCAGTGGTTCCCGTCGATTATTCCCCGGGTTTTTCCGATGAACCGGTGCGGGGGCCTGATCAAGCGACCATCGCTCCTGAACCCATCCGCGTCTCGATCTCGGCGACGCGCGAAATCAGCTCCATCGACTGCCGCTGGAATTCGCGGAGCAGCTCCTCTTCACTCGCGAAAATGATGCGGTCTTCGTTCGAGAGGTCGTAGCAAAGCAAAAGCAGCGCTGCGCCCTGCAGGCCGATCTGCGGATCCTTCACCGCTTCGGCCACGTTCAACTCCAGTTCCGGCGTGATTCTCATCGTTCCCCCTCAGTGATCTCCCCGGTGAGGGGAGTGAAAAACAAATTCCGTGCAGCGACACCAACACCGCCGCGGAAGGGTGATGTCGAGCTCCCTGATCGCGCGACTTCCTGATAGCCGCGTGAAGAAGTGCATCCAGCGGCAGGTACTGCACGGAAACTTTTACTCGACGCTCATCATCGCGTCGTAGAGGCTGCGGCTGCGCTCGCCCCGGTTGAAGCGCATTCGCAGCGGATCGAACGTGATCCGGAGCGCGAACGTTGTGTTCACGCCCGGCGTTCCCTCGAGATCCTGGTATTCCTTCACCACGGCATCGAAGTGCTCGCGGGCCTTTTCCCAGTCCATCGCTTCGTTGCTCGCCGTATCCGTTGCGTTCACGCAGTGTTCTCCTGTACCGCGCGAATCTTCAGGTTCGCGCGAACGATCTCGCACATGGCCTTCAGCTCCGCTTGGCGAGTTTGGCCGAAGGCCGAGCTCGCGGCGGCGGCGGCGGCGGCGTCGGCGGTGTAGGCGTAGGCGGCGGCGGCGTCGGCGGCGGCGGCGTCGGCGGTGTAGGAGGCGTAGGCGGCGGCGGCGGCGGCGGCGGCGGCGTCGGCGGTGTAGGAGGCGTAGG